GCAAGACCAACCGTCTTAGCGGTGATGGTTGCGACGTTGACGATGTTTGGCGCTGCCATTGTTTAGCCTCCGAATACAAGAGCCATAGCGATGGCTTTGCCTGTGGACAAGATTGTTGGTTTGTTGGTTAGGTCAGTGTACGAGCCTGATGTGGCAACAGTGGCCAGGCCAGAAACGTCCGAAGCGGACAGAGTCACCGCACCAGTACGACCAGCGACCGATGTGACTAGCGAGGCCAGAACTGCGGTAGGACCAAGCTCCACCCACTGATTGCTGTCTCCGTCGTTTACGTACAGATACTGGACGCCAGTGGTGTCATGCACCCAGCAATCGCCTACTGTCGGTGAGCTTGGAGCTGTTGCCGAACGAGTAACCTTGGCCGCCGCAGTACCAGGCACCCACTGAGACGTGCCGGAGTCCCACACCACAGCCTGTCCGGATGTCGGCGTACCAACTACATTCAGTGGGGTATAGGTCAGAGCGCCCGTCACATCACCTGATGTCAGGGTGATCGCTCCGGTACGGGTGTTGAAGCTCGAGACTCCAGCGGTAATCGCGATGTTTCCAGCGCCGAGCACAGAAGTGCCGTTGATGGTCTTGATGCTCGTACCCGAGACCAAGGTGGTCTGGTAGGTAGATGCCGCGCTTGCAGTCGTCAAGTAAGACGACATTCCAGCCTGAGTCTGATACGTCGATGCAGCATTCGCTTGTGTCAGGTAAGTCGAGCTCGCGGACGCCGTGGTCAGGTAGGAAGACATTCCTGCCTGAGTCTGGTAGGTCGAGGCCGCAGTCGCTGACTTCAGATAGCCCTGGCCAATCACAAATGCAGTCGTTGCTAACTGAGTGGTGTTTGTATCAACGGCAGCCGTTGGAGCTGCTGGCACGCCAGTCAATGTGGGGCTGGCGAGCGGCGCATATGTACCCGAGGCTGTGGCTGTCGTCAGGTACGAGCTCATGCCTGACTGTGTTTGATATGTCGAAGCCGCAGATGCTGTCGTCAGATACGAAGCCATCCCAGACTGAGTCTGGTACGTGCTTGCTGCTGTCGCTGTGGTCAGGTACGTAGCTGTATCCACAGACCAGGTGCCAGCACCATTGGTCTTGAGGAAACCAGAGCTAGACGTCAGGGCCGCGATCGCCGTCAGGTCAGCGTCAAGAGGTTGATAGCTGCTTGCGGCGGCTGAGGTCGTCAGATACGACGACATGCCAGCTTGCGTTTGGTACGTGCTTGCAGCAGTCGCGCTCAGCAAGTAAGGCGACAAGGCCGCAGAGGTGATGTAACCAGATGGGTTACTCGCGTTATATGGGGTAAACCCTAATGCCGTAGTGACGTTGCTCGAGGTGAGCTCACCACGGATGGTGGCCGAGCTCTTATTCTCAACGTTACCCAGACCAAGGTTTGCCCTGGCCGAAACCGCGTTGCCTAGGTCAGACAAGTTGTTGGCGACCAGGAGAGCGCCAGACAGAGATGCGTATGCCGCAAGCCAGACAGACCCGTCGTACACCTTCATACCGCCACCAGAACTGATGGGGTTGGTGTTGTAGTACAGGTTGCCGGAAGCTAGAGCCCCGCCGGTATTGTCGGTCGTTGGATCGCTGGCCTTGGGACCAAGGTACTGGTCGTTGAAATTGGCAAACGCCGCAAGGGCAGAGTCTCGAGCTGCTTCAGCGCCTACCTTGGCAGTGTTCGCCGCAGTTGCACTGGTCGCCGCATTGGTCGCGGATGTCGATGCACTGCTGGCGCTTGCCGCTGCATTTGTTGCACTTGTAGCTGCGTTACCAGCCTGAGTCGTGGCAATACCAGCCTGCGTGGTTGCTGTCGTAGCTGAACCACTGGCGCTGGTCGCGGATCCACTGGCCGATGTGGCTGAGCCTGCTGCCGCTGTGGCGCTGTTGGCCGCATTAGTGGCTGACGTACCGGCACTGGTAGCCGAAACTGCCGCGTTGCTGGCGCTAGTCGATGCCGCAGCAGCCTGAGTACTGGCTGTGCTGGCAGATGTCGCTGCATTGGTAGCACTCGTCGCAGCTTCGGATGCTTTGGTTGTCGCTGTGCTGGCCGATGCGGATGCGTTTGTAGCCGATGTACTGGCTGACGATGCGCTGTTGCCAGCCGATGTGGCTGATGTGGCCGCATTGGTTGCGCTAGTCGTTGCACTTGTTGCACTTGTGCTTGCCGAGCTGGCGCTAGACGCCGCGTTGGCAGCCGATGTCGAAGCCTCAGAAGCCTTGGTTGTGGCGGTAGAAGCCGAGCCAGATGCTGAGGTTGCAGACGTTGCCGCGTTTGTCGCACTCGTACCGGCAGCGGTAGCTGAGTTTGCTGCGTTAGTCGCGCTAGTCGAGGCTGATGTTGCCGAGCTCGAGGCAGATGTCGCTGACGTTGCGGCATTGGTGGCCGCGGTCTCTGCGGCAGTCTTGGCGGCCAGGAGCTGAGGCGTCACATCACCTGTGTCGCCCTTAACACCCTGCGGACCCTGAGCACCCTGGGCTCCTTGTGGACCCTGGGCTACGACTTCAACGATGTTCGCTGGAGATGTTTCCTGAACGACGACCGTTGCGCCGACTTCTTCGACGACAACAATGTCGCTCATCGAGTGATCTCCTTGGAAACAGTGATCTCACCTTCGAGCAGGCGGGTGACTACGCCAGAACCGGATGTCAGCTCCAGGTCGTACTTGCCACGAGACCAGTCAATCGCCGCCGTGGTAGTCGCGCTGAAGATCATCGTGATCGTGCCGGTATTAGCCGTGATCGAGAGCTTGCCGTTGGTGGTGGAGAGCTCGAGCAAGACGTCCGTAGAGGACACGCTCTTGCGGATCTGCATCTTGGCGGTGTAGCCCGTCAGGTTGACCGGCGTGCCCGTGCTGTCCTTCCAGACGATCGGCTTGAGTAGGGTCGCTCCCTGCTCGATTTCAAAGTCGTAACTTGCTGCTGCCATGTCAGATCCTTCTGAGCTTCACCGACAAGGTCGAACGGACCTGGCCGTGAGTGGCACGCTGACGAGCCACGTTGATACCTTGTTGGAACAGGCCCTTGTGGACTGCCGCCAACTCAGCGTTGGTATAGGGTTTACCCGCAGACATCATCAGGCGGTACAGAGCGCCGCTAGCGATCGTCTCGGCGTAGTCCTCGAGGATCACGCTCTCAACGGAGTCGCTTGCTCGCGTGGGCTTCAGAGCAACACGCATCGTCAAGCCGTTGGCGTAGTCCTGGTCAGGTACACCCCAGACCGACACCGAGCGCTCATCCTTCTGGAGGTAAGCACGAGGTCTGTCGCTGTTGGCCTCGTAGGAGCTGAACAAGCGGTTGTAGACCGAAGCCTCACGGACAAAGTCGGGAGCGAGTGGCGAGAGTTCGTTGTTTTCTAGCCACGCTTTCATGACCTTGACGACGATGTAGCCCTTGGGTGGCTCGAGGTCGTAATCGACCACGCCAGCCTTGATGGTCACGGGATCGTGATCACGCTGAAGGATCAGGCTCTTCTCACAGAACTCGATGACAGCGTTGCGCACGGCGTTCTCTGCGACCATCTCGGCCACACCAGGAACTTCCGGCAGGATGTTGGGGAAGAAGTCTTCGTATGTCGCGGCCATCAGACGCCTCCAGCCTGGATAGAAGTGGGATTGGCCTCACCACCCCTACGATTGAGCGCCGCGCCGAAGGCCACATCCTTCTGCAACTTGATGCCAAGTACTGAAGCAAACAGGCTCAGGTAGTTACCGGCGAGCTGGGCGTTGCCAGCGTAGTCAGCTTCCTTGGCGTAAGCACGGAACAAAGTGAACAGGACCACAGCTTCGAAGTACGCCTCAGCAATCACCAGGTCGTCAGTCGTTGCGGTAAGTGTGGTGGGACGCTTGGCGTATAGGATCTGAGCCTTGACGCCAGCATTGACGGGCGGATTGACGTAGTACACGTTCACATTGCGCTCGTCGTAAACGAAGTTCTTGACTTCGTTCTTCTTGGTATTCGTGTGCCAGTACGGATCGTACGCATCGAGCGTGTCACGATCGGTAGGGCGGATGGCTCGACCAGGCGTAACGCCGTCAGAGCCGATGTTGCGGATCACATCCAGGAGGCGGTAGCCGCCAGTAGGGATGGTTTGCTTGGAGCCCGCAACCAGGGTTGCAACCTCATCGACCGGAAATGCGTCTGGACGATGGATTGCAATCAAACCTTGCGCATCGTTGATGGCGTCGATCATCTCGGCATTAGTCCAGCGGTAGTTGCTGGCATCCGCGTCATTCAGAATGTTTCTAACTCGAGTGAGGACGTCCGATACTTTCATGATCAGCCTTGTGCTTTTGTCTTACGACCAGGCTTGCTTACCGACTTGCGAAAGGCTTCGGCTGCGTTAGCCAGACCCTCGTCAACAGCAGGTTCTGCGGTCTCTGTGTCTGGATTTTCGCTGGTGTTTCCTTGTGTCTCAGCCATTGGCTCAGGCTCACCGCGGACAAACTCTTCCATGTCTTCACGAGCTGCCAAGTGCTCTGTCCAAGGGTAGATATCGCCAGTGCCTGTTTGTTTGAGGAATTTCATTGCTTGCTGCTTCTTAGTAAGTCGAAAAAAAAGGGAGGGGAGTTACCCCCTCCCCCTCTACGGGATCAAGAAGATCACTTCTTGACGTAGCCAGCCACCAAAGCCTCAGGCTTAGTAACCTTGTAGCCGTACACATTCAGACCACGCATGATGTTGCCGAACGTAGACTGAGCACGGAGAGACTCAACGTTGGTGATCTGTGAAGCGAAGGAGATCGCGTCACGAGTACCAGCCAAGATGCGATAAGCCTGGCTATCAGCAGCAGCACCAGTACCACCGGAAGCAGCGTCAGAACCCAGGTCAGTTACCTTAGCCAGGTTGTTAGACACGTACACAGTGAAACGGTCGATCATGCCGATCTTGCCGTTACGCAAGGGAGTGACAGAGTCACCAGTCAAGTAGGCTTGCTTCAAGTCAGAACGCTTCACCAAAGAAGCCATCCAGGCAGGAATCACAACCCAGCGACCGTCTTCAGGGACGTTCTGCTCATCCAACACTTGGCCCATGTCGAGGATCATGTCCAAGACGTTGGCAGATGTGCACTGACGGGGAGCGCCAGTAGCGCCCAAGTTGATGTCACCAGAGATGGCACCAGCAGTAGCGCCCTTGTTGGCGGTAGCTGCGTCAGCGTAGACAGAGCCCAAGACGTCACCGTCGATGGCGATTTTCATCTGCTGGCTGGCGTCGTTAGTGAACATGTCCATCAACTTAACGTCAGCTTGAACAGCATCAACATCGTCCAACACAACGGCAAAGTACTTGCCCTTGTCGATCAGCAATTCCAGGGGAGTGCTTTGTGGCACTTCGCTGGTCAAGTTCTGACCTTTGCTGTACGAACGGATGGTGATCGTGGGGATGGTACGGATGTGTACCTTGTCGCCCTGACCCTTGATCTCGCCTTCCCAGTCGTTGTTCGTGATCTCACCGAGAACGGTGGACTTATAGAACTTGACCTGGAGCTTGCCAGACCATACCTCGGGGATGAAATTACCGGCGTAAGCGTCGGTTGTTTGGCCACTCGTGTAGTAGCCGCTGTTTACGGTAAGAGACATTTCAAAGACCTTTCAAGTCTGCTATCAGCAGGCTTACCGCACTCGTCGTTCGCGGATCGCCAACTGAACTTCTTTATCAATAGCAGCGGATTGCTCTTCGGTCAGCTCGCCTCTTCGGTCCCTGGCGTAGAAATCTGCGATCTCTGCGCGGGTCCAAATCTTCTTGCCCTTGGGCGGGTCATCCGCTTTGGATGCCGCCGGGGCAACTTGCGAGTCAAGCGAAGCGGTAGCCGCTGCCGACTTATTTTCTTGAACCTTCTTAAACGCCTTGAAGAATCTGGCAACGCGGTCTGCATCGCGCTTCTCTTCAGCCGCCGAAAGGATCTCTTGACGCTGTGCCCCGGTAAGGTCATCGACCTCGCCCAGCCAGGCATGGAAGTCAGGGTCATCGTTGATCGCCATCCAGTCGGGAACCGCGGAATTCAGCTTGTCGAAGAAGCTGACCTCCTTGTTCTCAACGGTTGACGTCTTCACCGACGCAACCTCACGCTTGAGTGCGGCGATCTCCGCATCTTTGGCTGCCATCTCATCACGCGCTGCGCGACGAATCAGATCAACCAGCGGCTCACCAAACTCATTCACTTCCTCAGGCTTGATAAGCGACTCACGAGGATTGCTTACCGCTGCCTTCAGTGCCTCCACCTCTTCGGTCAGGCTATTCAACTTGCTATCGCGCTCTTTGAGCGCCGCATGCAATCGCGGAACCTCAGCGTTATATTTGCCATGCAGTGTCTTGTACCTGGCTTCCCACTTATCGTCTCCCTCTCCTGGAGGGGTGGTTGTGGGCGCTGGCGCAGGAGCTGCGGCTGGCGCTGGTGTCTCGCTAGCAGCTTCCGGAGTGGGAGGCTGCTGATCGACAGGAGGCTTGGCCTCATCTGTCTGTGACTGTTGCGGCTGACGAGCAGCTTGCAGTCGTTGAAGAGCTTCTTCTGCCTTTCTTTCCGCCTCAATGACGGCGCGTGGTAGGTTCAATTCATACTCCTTGAGCCTTCACTTCGCTTCGGGGCCACTGAGGGTTTTCCCGTACGCTACGTTCCGGTGTTCTCGGTTCGCCAGTGATACGCCACTGGACTAGCGTTTGTCCCAACGGGACGGGTTACTTCACTTTTCGGAGGATGTCTCGGGCGGTTCGTTTCTTTTCGAGAAACTGAGCCAGGACCTGAGACGCTCCTTGATTCCAACGGGACTGAACTTCGTCCTTAGTTGAATCATTTTCTGTACGAATGTGGTCCAAAGATTCTTCAAGCCACTTACATACTTGCTCAAAATCATGGTTACCTTCCAATGAAGCTAACGATGCGAGGACTGTAATTGGTGGTTTGACCAGCATGTAGTACTTTTTATTTCTTGTAATCCTGCAAGCTGCGCACGCCAGGACCCTGGTTGTAGGTGCACTCGTTGGGAGCGCCCGTACCTTGGCGAGCCAAGCCGACCATACCGCCGTCAGCCATCTTCTCGGTACGCTCTTCTGCGGCGTACTGAGCAGGACTCATGCGACCAGAAGCGATGGCGTTGGCGTTGCCACGCACATCAGCCATGTCCTTGTGACCTTCTGACTTCTCGCCAGCGATGTATTGCTTCTTGCTGATGGCGCCAGAGCGCAGAGCTTTGGCTTCTGCCATCTCCTCGGCGCGAGTTTCTTTCCCGTTGAATAATTTCTTAGCCATGATTGACCTTTACTGAACTAGGTTTGCGTCTTGTCCGCCTGCGGGATTGCCTGCGGGATCTTGTTCGGCGGGAGCTGCCAATTGCTGCTGTTGCTGCTGCGCCATCTGCTGGGCTTGCATTGCCTGCATCTGTTCTTCCTTGAACTCGAGCATCTCTGTGGTGGGCACCAGCTTGTCGGTGTCCATCTGGAGGGATGCCGCGACCTCGCGGAGCAAGTAGGCACGGCCCTTGGGTCCAACGATCTGGAGATCGACAGGATTGGCTGTGGCTTGCAAGAACTCGTTGCGGCGCATCTGGAGCTGCTCTTTGGCGACCAGACCCATTGCACCCTTGGCGACAACCTTGAAGTCACCCTTGCAGGACATGTCAGGGTCGTAGAGCATGTTGTGCACATACAGACGCTGGACGATCGAGGCGACCACAACGTCCACGGATGCGATGGCTGACTTGATGCCCTTGGCTGCGTTGTCCATCAGCATCGACAAACCAGACGCCGTGCGACCAGCGCCACCCGAAGCCTGACCGCCGTACACGTAATTCGGGATACCGGTCACTTCGTCGGCCTGCTTCATGAAGAACTGGAATACGTTCAAGAGCGGCGCCGCATTCATGTCGGGCTGGAAGAACCTGACAGCTGGCTGACCACCACCTGTGCGATCGGAGGTCGTTTGCCAGATCTTCCAAGGGAACATCGAGGTGACGTCCTCGCCATCGGGAAGACGGTCAACGTGGATCTCAGCCTGAGGGCCAGAGGCCACGCCCATGTTGTTCGCCAAGCTGCGAGCTGAGGCGTTGCACATGGTCTGCACATCGCGCATCTGCTCAGGCAGGGCCGTACCCCAGAACGAGCCAGGGACGGGGACCCACTGGGCGATCTCGTAAGGACGAGCTCCCAAGGGGTCAGGATTCAGGACGGCCTTGATGATGAACGGGCCGATCTGCCAGATGTTGCACTCGTACTCTTTGTAGGGATCGAGCTTCTTGCCCTTCCATCCCCACTGCATGAGCATCTTGCCGCTCACGGATCCCCAGTACTCGAGGGCCTCGATGACCTCCTTGGAGTACAGACGGCCATGGGGTTTACCCTCGAGGCGGTCACGCTCCTGGTCACCCATCAACCACTGACGGAAACCGGATTCGCCAAAGCGATCGAGCACCTGGTCGAGGTCGGCATCGCTGTAACCAGGGGTGCCGCGCATGTCCTGGAGGGACTTACGGGTCAGGCGGTGACGCTGAATCAGGTAGCCGTCATTGACGCCGCTTGAATTGGGTGAGGGAAAGATGTCGTGCGGTGACACACGCTCGGTCTCACGCACGTGATCGTTACTGACGATGGGCTGGAAGTTGGGACCCCACTTCATCATCTTCTTGCGACGAACCACGGGACCCTTGAGGATCGCCGTTGGGTAGGTGACGAAGTCGTCTACGAAGTCGCGGAAAGCGTTATCGAATCCGCCCGCTGTGAGCTGGTCTTCAATCTTGCCTTCCATGCGGTTGGCAGCCTTGTCAGACTCCTCACGCATTTTGTCCATGATGTGGTCGTGCACCTGATCCATGCGGACGCGGAAGGCTTCGGGGTGGATCTGTCCACCCTGCTCCACGAACGCCTGCATTTCCATGCGCACCAGGTCCACGATGCCAGCGGAAATCTCGGGCGGCATCTCTGGCTCTTTGGAGATCTGGAGCTCGAAGGCACGGCGACCGCCACCCAGCATCACATCGTTGATCCAGTTGGCAGCAGCCCTGGCCTTGATGTCGGTGATGCGCATGTAGATGTCAGAGCCACCGGTCTTGGCAATGTCCATTGCCTTGTCCGGATCGTAGACACCGCGGCGCTGGCGCTCGCACTTGAGCAGACGCTCAGTGATCTCCGTCTTGGAGAAGAGCGCTCGATTCCAGCAGTCGGTCAGGTGAGCCGACAGCTCGGAGCCCATCGTCTCGATGAGCTCGTTCTTTTGTTTGACTTCGACATCCACCTCGATTGGGGGTGGAGTCTTGTTGATCATTCCGATGGCAATACCGTTCATGTCCAAGCCTTACTGGATGCTTGCACGATCGGCCTGGCTCTCACCGCGCTGAGACCGTTACGCACCCGCATGCACAAATACTGAAGAGCGTCGTGAGGGTGCGAGAACGCATCCTTGACGGGCCGGTCTCTGTATCGCGCTTGGCCTGAACTCTTCAGGCGCTCGTAGCGGTAGCGACCATTGAATCCTTTTCGCAGTGTCTGGCAGCTTGGGTCTAACAACAGACCGGGGCCGCCATCAATCATGCGAGTCAGGAAGAATGCAACCGATTCTCGCCGGGGTATCCAATCATTGGTAGGGGCGGGTTCGGTTGGGATACCCAACTCCAGCAATTCCTGGAGGCAGGTTCGTTCGTCGGTCTGCGCACGGATCTGACCGGCAGGGTCGCCTTCAGAGAACCGTGTGAAACCGTTGTACTTGTTGGTCAGGATCGGGCGTACGACGTCAGCAGTGAACTGACGGATACCCATGTCCTCGGCAATGATCTCCTCGAGGATCCGCAGCTGACCGGTGGGCATCTGCTGCCCGATAATGCAAGCTGGCGTGAGTCCGAAGTCCCAGCCCAGGATGATTGGAAGACCCCGCACTGGCTCGAGCTTGGTCGTGGAGACATGGACTCGATCGTTCCACTCAGGGAATACGGGCTTGCCGTCTGAGGTGGTGCCGTAGTTGCCCATCAAGAAGACGTTGACCCAGCCTTCTTGCTTACCGGCTACCTGGTTCAAGTAGTAGGTGTGGCCGTTGGGCAGGTTGTCGATGTTCTCGGCGTCAGGGTTGGGGTGGTAGACGCCGTGTTCGTCACGGTACAAACCGCCAGGCTGACGGAAGAACGCCCAGTTCTTGGGTGTCTCGACCTCAGCGAACTGGTAGTACCAGTGGTCATCATCAGGCGGGTTGGTGTCGATGATGACGCCAGTCCAGCTGGGGCCACCTTTGATCTTGGAAGGGTAGCGACCGACACGCTGGGTACACATGTCGAACACACCCTTGGGAATCTCGGAACCCTCGTTGATCCAGACGCCAGTGAGCTCGAGCGAGCGGAGCTTGCCGGTATCCATCTCGGAGTCGAGCGCCAGGAAGATGACCTCGAGCTCCATCGCGGTTCCGTCGCCAATGTCATCAATCCTCATGGTCGAGGTGATGGGCGTATCCCAACGCATGGGCGCCACGTTGGGCGGGAACCAGGTCTGCCACGTTTTGATCGTGGTGGACTTCAGCTCTGGGTAGGTGTTTCGGATGATGGCCCAGCGCGATCGTCTGACCCCGTCAAGCCAGGGTCTCTGCGCGAGTGCGCGCATGACAATTTCTGAGCAGCAGGAAGAGGATTTTCCAGAACCCACCGGCCCCATGAGTCCCCTGACAAACGAGTGGTCGTTGTGGAACCTGGCGGCGTTGGGACCGGGAGGGAAGTAGGTGACTTGCCCTTCGTCATGTTCGGCTACTGCCTCGGTCATTTGGGCAGGTTGGCGTTCAGGTTGAACGTGATGCCTTGACCACCCGCCTCCATCTTGACGTCGGACAGGTTAGGAAGCGACTTGTCGAGCAGGATCTTCGCGGCCCTGATCTGGGACTCGGTCATCTCCTTCTTGCCAAGGATGTGTTCGTGCAGACGACCGATGTAGTACGAAGCCTGGATCTTGGCCCGTACGTCGTCTTGATGTGTTTTGCGCATTCTTGCAGCCATATCAACCTCTATGTTGCCGTTGGTGGCATGGGCCGATTTTGGCTGGTGTTTTGCACACCAAGGAGGACGGCCACTTACGGTGGCCAATCGGTCGGATCACTCCAGGAGAGGAGCATCTTGCGATGAAGGACCCAGGCTCCGACTGCGGATGTTTAGACCCACCTTCCGCTGGGGCGAATGGCAACCATGAAACACTGTTGCCTCGCCAGTGTGATTGGTGGTTTCAAAAAATCGAGCAGGGTATTCCATGAAAAACCTGGCACAGTCCTTGCGGTATTACTTATCTAAAGAAAACCATACTGGTTACCTTATCTACCTATGGTTACCAGACTGGTTACCTTACCTCTTAAGGTACCTTATGGTTTTCTATTGCATAAGATGCTGAAAGCATCTACTACCATACCCTTAGGTACCTAAAGCCTTAGGTACCTAACCTCAGAAGGAATGCATTCCCTCTTCACATACGTTCAGAGGTAATGCACTTCACGCAGCCTGTGCGTTTACGTGCTGAGCTGCCGCAGCAAAGGTCTTCAGGAGCTGTTCGACCAGCTTCATGAGGTCATCACCCCCTCCAAACTCCCTCAGATCCAGGTCGGACTCGAAATAATGGGGTTCGCCATAGATCGTGACGCTCCCAGCGAGCTTCACAAGCCACGGAGCGTAGATCAGATCGCTCTGATCGGTCACAGAGACCTCTTTCAGCGGCTCAAACTGGCGTAAGAACGCCTGAACTTCAGGTGCAGTCAGCATTTGATGGTCCTTTTCATCGAAAAAAATATTATCGACGGTGGAACATAGCCCCGTCTAAGCGTTTTTCGATGGTCCATAGGGGGTAGGTACCACCTAACCTCCGATCGCAGCGTCTACCCCCCAAAGAATTGATCCTGGCTAGGGTTCTGATGGCTAGGAAACGGTGACATTGGTGTCCATTGAGCAACTTTGAGGGGGTTTAGCGATACCTAAGCCTCGCGCTTGAGGTGGCATATGCACTGGAGTCCTCATACCCCCGGTCTTGGATGACAAAACCACCGTGGGTAGGGCCAGTCCGGTGGTATGGCGAAGCTACTTACGCATCGTTAATCCGTAGGACACGTAGATTCCATGCGGGTTAGCGTGAGATTTGTGCTGTTTTTGTACATCACTTCGCCGTCCCCTTATGGGGGGACGACTCCGTTTTCCCTTTTTCCAGAGCTCTCTCGCGTGAGTTCTCTTGTCCATCCCCTTGATTTCCCTCAACTTTCTGGAGCAAACCATGTTCAAACATCACTTCACCCTCTACCTCGTTCTCAAGTCAATGATCTGCTTCTTCGGCTACGTTGCTTGCCTTGTTCTCGGCCAACCAAGTGACGTCTTGTTCACCGTTACGTTGCTCTCTGCTGCCTTCATTCCTGTGTTCGCCTACTTGGAGGCACAGCAATGAAC